CCCGGCTGCGAATCCCCCAAAAAATCAAAAAGAAAAGTTTTAGCTGATTTAATCTAAATTAATCTATTTTAATCTAGTAAAATCTTGCTAAATCTTAATAATCTCAAATCAAAAGGAAATTATATGGCTATATGCTAATATTTTGGCTCGTATGAGCGTGTTTATATCATTACGATATAATTCAAGTCTAATTAACTTAACGCTCACAGGAACGAAAATATAGGCTTTAAACGATATAACCACATTTAAAAGAAAGGATAATATGCAAACACAAAAAGGTGGCAGACCCACAATTTTACCTAAGATGTATGAAGAACCGCTTTTTAGCCAAATCATTGATAAAATTGAATCAGGCTGTAATGACAGAGAAATCTACACCAGTTTGCATTGTTCGGCTAAAACTTTTAGAAAGTGGCGAGATGACAATATAAAGGCGTATGACGAAGCTAAAAGCATTGCTAGGGGAAATCTATTAGAACTAGCTGAAAGTGCCTTAGCGAGCAAACTGACAGTCAGAACGCTAAAAGAAACAGAAACAATATATGACGCTGACGGAAACGTTGAAAAAGTAAAGGTTAAAGAGAAAGAACTTGATAAAGATAGCTTGGTAGCAATGATGGTTGCTAAGGCTGGAAACCCTGAACTTTATAACCCTACTGAATGGCGGAGATTACAACAAGAAGAATCAAGCGCTCATGACCTTAAAGCTAAAATTGAAGAACTTGACGACTATAAGCTAAGTAAGTATAAAACGCCAGAAATCAAAGTCCCAGAGGGGTTTGAATAAATGTATTATTTAAATAAAATGTTGGAATACAACAAAGAAAACGGCATTATTATTAATAAGTACATTCGCAAGACTATTCAGAAGCAAATACGTATTCATAACAAATATATTTATCGCTATGACCGTGTTACGCAAGCTATTGAATGGATAGAAGACAATTTCTACCTGACTACTGGTAACCTGATGAAAATTGAGCTACTTCCGACACAGCGTTGGTGGTATGAGTTAATGCTTGGCTATGATATGATTGACGAAAAAGGTGTACAAGTCAATTTAATCAATGAAATTTTCCTTAATCTAGGACGTGGTTCTGGTAAGTCAAGTTTAATGGCTACGCGCGTGCTTAACTGGATGATTTTAGGCGGACAATATGGCGGTGAGAGTTTAGTTATTGCATACGATAACACACAGGCTAGACACGTGTTTGACCAAGTTCGGAATCAAACAGAAGCAAGCGATACATTAAGAGTGTACAATGAAAACAAGATTTTCAAGAGTACAAAACAAGGGCTAGAATTTACTTCTTTTAAAACCACTTTCAAAAAGCAAACAAATGATACTTTGAGGGCGCAAGGTGGTAACAGTTCACTTAACATCTTTGATGAAGTTCATACTTATGGCGAAGATATAACAGAATCAGTCAACAAAGGTTCACGTCAAAAACAAGATAACTGGCAAAGTATTTACATCACTTCTGGCGGACTTAAACGAGATGGACTATATGATAAACTTGTTGAACGCTTCAAATCAGAAGAAGAATTTTACAATGATAGGTCGTTCGGTTTACTTTATATGCTAGAAAATCATGAGCAGGTCAAAGATAAGAAGAATTGGACTATGGCTTTACCACTTATTGGCAATGTTCCTAAGTGGTCAGGAGTTATTGAGGAGTACGAGCTTGCGCAAGGAGACCCAGCGTTACAGAATAAGTTCTTAGCGTTTAATATGGGCTTACCTATGCAGGATACAGCTTACTACTTCACTCCGCAAGAGACTAAACTAACAGACTTTAATTTATCTGTATTTAATAAAAATAGAACTTATGTCGGAATTGACCTATCCTTAATTGGCGATTTAACCGCTGTATCGTTCGTTTGTGAGTTAGAGGGTAAAACTTACAGCCATACGCTAACTTTCTCTGTACGGTCTCAATATGAGCAACTGGACACAGAACAACAAGAGTTATGGACTGAATTCGTTGACAGAGGCGAACTAATCTTACTTGATACGGAATACATCAATGTAAACGACTTAATACCGCATATTAATGACTTTAGAACCAAAACAGGGTGCAGACTTAGAAAAATCGGATACGACCCAGCTCGCTATGAAATTTTAAAAGGGCTGATTGAGCGTTATTTCTTTGACAAAGATGGAGACAACCAAAGAGCAATTCGACAAGGTTTCTCAATGAATGATTATATCAAGCTATTAAAATCTAAGTTAGCGGAAAATAAACTTATCCATAACCAAAAAGTCATGCAGTGGGCTTTAAATAATACTGCTGTTAAAATCGGACAAAGTGGGGACTATATGTATACTAAAAAACTTGAAAAAGATAAAATTGACCCTACTGTTGCTTTGACGATGGCTCTAGAAATGGCGGTGTCAGATGAAGTATAACGTTGATACAGTCCGAGAAAGTGGTTGGTACAATAAAAAAGAATGGTTGGCAGTCCGTGATTATGTTAGACAACGTGACAAAATGACTTGCGTAAGATGTGGTGCATTCGGTGCTAAAAAATACGAAGTAGACCATATTGTAGAACTAACGTGGGAAAACCTTGATGATTGGAATATAGCACTAAACCCTGATAACCTACAACTCCTTTGTAAGTCTTGCCATAACAAGAAAACAGGCGAGTATAAACGAGGGAAAGGCGTTAGTTTATGGTAGAAAGGGGAAAAATTGAACTTATTCGGAAAAGTGGTATCATTTTCACGTGGAAAGCTAAACAATGATACTCAAAGAGTTACAGCATGGCAAAATGAAGCGGTAGAATATACAAGTGCCTTTGTGACTAATATTCATAATAAAATCGCTAATGAAATAACAAAAGTAGAATTTAATCATGTTAAATACAAAAAATCTGATGTTGGTTCTGATACTTTGATTAGTATGGCAGGATCTGACTTAGATGAAGTCCTCAATTGGAGTCCTAAGGGCGAACGCAATAGCATGGACTTTTGGCGAAAGGTAATTAAAAAGTTGCTAAGTGCTCCCTATGTTGACCTGTACGCTGTATTTGATGATAACACAGGCGATCTATTAGACTTACTATTTGCTGACGATAAAAAAGAATATAAACCTGAAGAATTAGTAAGGCTTACCAGTCCTTTTTATATCAATGAGGACACAAGTATTTTAGATAATGCTCTAGCTAGTATTCAAACTAAGCTGGAACAAGGTAAATTGCGTGGCTTATTGAAGATTAATGCTTTCCTTGATATTGATAATACACAAGAGTATCGAGAAAAAGCCTTAACAACAATAAAGAACATGCAAGAGGGTTCGAGTTACAATGGTTTGACACCAGTTGATAACAAGACGGAAATTGTAGAACTTAAAAAAGATTATTCCGTTTTAAACAAAGATGAAATTGACCTTATTAAATCGGAACTTTTGACAGGTTACTTTATGAATGAAAATATTTTGCTTGGTACAGCTTCACAAGAACAGCAAATTTATTTTTATAATTCTACTATCATTCCTTTACTGATTCAACTTGAAAAGGAACTGACTTATAAACTGATTTCAACTAACCGCAGACGAGTAGTTAAAGGCAATTTATATTATGAACGCATAATCGTAGATAACCAGCTATTCAAGTTTGCAACTTTGAAAGAATTAATTGACTTGTACCATGAAAATATTAATGGTCCTATTTTTACACAGAATCAACTTCTTGTTAAAATGGGCGAGCAACCAATTGAGGGTGGAGATGTTTACATAGCTAACCTTAATGCAGTTGCCGTTAAAAACCTAAGTGACTTACAAGGCAGTAGAAAGGACGTAACAAGCACAGATGAAACTAATAACCAATAGTGCTGAAATTAAAGTAACTGAAAACGAGGACGGTTCTAAGTCGTTCCAAGGCATTGGTTCAGAAGTTGGCGTAGAGAACCTTAACGGTATTATCTTGACACCTAACTGCATTGAGTTTGCTAGAGAACGATATCCATTGCTATATGAACATGGTGCTGGATCTAGTGAAGTAATTGGGGACGCAAAAGTCTATTATGATTTAGCTTCTAATAAATACCTGACTGACTTTACGCTTTACGACAATGCACCAAACATTAACAAAGCTGTGGAAAATGGAGCGTTTGATTCACTATCAATTGCCTATTACATTACAGATTATGAGTTTAATGAAAATGATGCTCTAGTTGTAAATAAAGCACAGTTTAAAGAGATTTCTCTTGTTTCAGTACCAGCTGACCCTAACGCAAAGTTTATTCAAAATGCATTGGGCGAAGAACTCACAGAAGAACGTAACAAAATTATTGAAAGCCGTAACGCTTTGAAAGAAATTGAGGATATCAAAAAGAAATATGAATAAACCTGATTTAATCGAAAAACAGAACCGCTTGGCAGAACTTAAAGAAAATAACGTATCTTTAAAATCTCAAATTAGTGGCTTTGAAGTAAAAAATGCAATTGAAGACTTGCCAAAAGTACAAGAATTGGAAAAAACACTTTCAGAAAATTCAATTGAAATTATCAAAATTGAGAATGAACTTAACGCACAGGAAGAAAAACCAAAAGGAAAAGATAAAATGACAAACTTTATTGAATCACAAAACGCTGTAACAGAATTTTTTGATGTATTGAAAAAGAACTCTGGAAAATCAGAAATTAAAAACGCTTGGAGCGCAAAACTTGCTGAAAATGGTGTAACTATCACAGACACAACTTTCCAACTTCCACGCAAATTAGTTGAATCAATTAACACAGCTTTGCTAAATACTAACCCAGTATTCAAAGTATTCCACGTTACAAATGTTGGTGCTTTGCTTGTATCACGCTCATTTGATTCAGCTAATGAAGCCCAAGTCCACAAAGACGGACAAACAAAAACAGAGCAGGCAGCCACACTCACTATTGATACTCTCGAACCTGTAATGGTTTATAAATTGCAATCACTTGCTGAACGTGTTAAACGACTTCAAATGTCATATTCTGAACTTTACAACTTGATTGTAGCAGAACTTACACAAGCTATTGTAAACAAAATTGTTGACCTTGCTCTTGTTGAGGGAGACGGAACAAACGGCTTTAAATCAATTGACAAAGAAGCAGATGTCAAAAAAATCAAAAAAATTACTACAAAAGCCAAATCAGCTGGCAAAACTCCATTTGCTGACGCTATTGAAGAAGCGGTTGACTTTGTTCGCCCTACTGCTGGACGTCGTTATTTGATTGTTAAAACAGAAGACCGTAAAGCCTTGTTAGATGAGTTACGTCAAGCAACTGCAAATGCTAACGTTCGCATTAAAAATGATGATACTGAAATTGCTTCTGAAGTTGGAGTAGATGAAATTATTGTCTATACAGGTTCAAAAGCACTCAAACCTACTGTATTGGTAGACCAAAAATATCACATTGACATGCAAGACCTTACAAAAGTTGATGCCTTTGAATGGAAAACTAACAGCAACATGATTTTGGTAGAAACACTAACAAGCGGTCATGTTGAAACTTATAACGCTGGTGCAGTAATTACAGTTTCATAAGAATAAAATGGAGGAAGTAAATGATAGATTATATTAAGGTCTATTGTGGTATTCCGATTTTAGTAACAGCTTACGATAGTAAACTTATCTTATTCCGTTCAATAGCTATTAAATTGCTAGAAAAAAATGGTATTAAAGCTGACGAAACAAGCGTATTAGTTAAAGACTTCATCTCTTGCTATTGTCGGCTTAATATTGTTGATGAACCAGCAGAACAATGGCGCAATGCTGAAATGAAACGTTTAGCTTCTTTGCAAGAGTTAATGTATTATGGAGGCATTTAATGATATTTTCACAAGTTACATTACAAGTTGAGACGACTGTTAAGAAGAAGAATGGTGCTGAAGATAATGTTATAAAGCCTATTACTTTGCCAGCAGTTAAACAGAGAATTAGTCAGTCAAGACTTGATGAGTTTTCTATGATTGGACTTGGTAAAAATGTACGGTATGAGCTTAATGGAATCGGAGAAATGGAAGACTTGATTTTCAACTATTTCTTGGACGAAAAAGGCGAAACTTTCAAGCGGACAACATGGGAAAGAAACCCTAAAAATAACAAAATGATTTTAGAGGGATTAGTAAGCAATGGAATTTGATTCTTATATAGATTGGTACAACAATTTACTTACAATGCCTTTAAATGACGTTATTTTAGGCGTTAAGGACACGATAGAAGACAAGACGGTATATTTATCACTTAGTGACTCAAAGGTCATTAAAATGGATAATACGAGCTTTGTCATGGGTTACTATTATCAAGTTGTTTTATCTGTTAAAGATGTTGACGATGAACTTGTAGGACTAGTCGGAAATGTTTTACAAAACGGTTGGAATATGACGAACTGGTCAGAGAATAGCCATTTGTACAATTATACTGGTACTGTTTATTTGCCTTGTGGTGCAGGTGGTCAAGCATGGCAATGAATTTACTTAATACAGCAAGCATAGCTAAAGAAATGCAAACTAAAGTAACAGAACGCATGGGCGATTGGTTTGAAGCAGAGTTTAAGGCTAAAGCAAATAGCGCAAGCCGAAGAACTAGATTAATCAGAAGCCATGGTCATACCTATACTTATGCAAGATATCAAAATACTGGTCAATTATCAAGTAACTTAAAACAAGTTAAAAAAGGCGATAAAATAGTCATTGACGCAGGTACTAGGGCTAATTACACTAGCGGTTATCATGGCATGTATTTCTTAGTTGAAAAAAAAGGTATGCAAGAAGTTAAGAAAACATTGAAAAAAGGCGCTAATTATGCCAATTCAATGAAATTATAGAAAAGGGAAAAAATGAAATTAGATTATAATTCACGTGAGATTTTCTTTGGTAATGAAGCTCTAATCGTAGCTGATATGACTAAGGGAAGTAACGGAAAACCAGAGTTTACTAACCATAAAATTGTAACTGGTTTAGTATCAGTTGGCTCAATGGAAGACCAAGCGGAGACTAACAGCTATCCAGCTGATGACGTGCCAGACCATGGAGTGAAAAAAGGTGCTACCTTACTTCAAGGCGAAATGGTATTCATTCAAACAGACCAAGCGCTTAAAGAAGACATTTTAGGTCAACAAAGAACAGCAAATGGTTTGGGTTGGTCTCCTACTGGTAATTGGAAAACGAAATGTGTTCAATACCTTATTAAAGGGCGTAAGCGTGATAAAGTTACAGGGGAATTTGTTGACGGTTATCGCGTAGTTGTTTATCCTCATTTGACACCAACAGCAGAAGCAACAAAAGAATCAGAAACAGATTCAGTTGACGGTGTAGACCCTATCCAATGGACTTTGGCAGTACAAGCGACTGAGTCAGATATTTATTTGAATGGAGGTAAAAAAGTCCCTGCTATTGAGTACGAAATTTGGGGAGAACAAGCAAAAGATTTCGTCAAGAAAATGGAAAGCGGACTGTTCATTATGCAACCTGATACAGTTCTAGCTGGTGCAATTACACTTGTAGCTCCAACTATTGAAAACGTTCAAACGAAAACTAAAGGGCATAATGACGGAACAATCGTAGTGCCAGCTACTTTGAAAGATTCTAAAGGTCACGATGTAAAAGTAACACCAGTTATTAGAGACGCACATGGACAAGTCGCAACAAACGGTCAACTTGCACCAGGTGTCTATATCGTAACGTTCTCCGCTGACGGTTATGAAGATGTTACCGCAGGAGTTTCAGTAACTGACCATTCATAAGACTACAAACGCAACAATCTGAAAAACTAATTAAGTAAAGGAATATATAAATGGCAAAACAATTGAGTACAGCACGTAAATTTAAAATGATTACAGGTAAAGACCTTTTCCAGCAACAAAAGGCAATGGATACGGAACTTAAAAAAGAAGACGGAGAAATTACTGACCTAATGGAGTTCGTTCAATATGGTCTATACTTGGCTCTTTTTCAAGATAACATTGTAAAAGCTAAAAGTGACTTCTCTGACTTCCGTTCTAGCTTTGAGTTCGATACTGACGGTAAAGGGCTTAAAGAACTTGTCGAATTGTGGCAGAAAGAAATTTAATGAGCTGAAAGGACTGTAAATGATTTTAAAACATGCAATTAGATACTTAGAACTAACTGGTTCAGACTTTATTACAGATTTAAAAGACTTTGCAGACCTACAAAATTCTTTTGTCGCTGGATATATTCCCGATGACTTTACAGAGCAAATGGAGAGCTTTACAGACAAGTTATTGATACTTTGGGTAGATTGTAACGGAGGAATGCAAAACGCCTTAGATGATAAAACAGAGCTTCCTACAACTAACGAGTTAATCAATATCTTCTGTAAAACTGTTTTTATTAAAGAAAAAGAGGAAACGGAAGACGATACAGTCTTCTTTTCTTCTAGTTCATTGATTAAGAAAAAGAAAGATACTGTAAGGGAAAATAAAACTTTAGAACTTTTGACTGTTTTAGGCAATAATGAAATTGATATAACACAGTTCATGGAAATGGAACTAGAACTTGTTTATAAAATAATCGAACTTATTGCAGAGAAAAAGAAAGAGGAAAAAGAAAAAGAGAAAAGGCGTAAAAGAAAGGGTATGTAATGGCAAGTAATGCAACATTTGAGGTCGAGATATACGGTAATACAACGAGATTCGAGAACTCACTTAAAGGCGTTAATACCGCAATGTCAGGGCTTAGAGGAGAAGCTAAAAACTTACGTGAAGCTCTAAAACTTGACCCCACAAATACCGGTAAAATGGCGCAATTGCAGAAGAATTTACAAACGCAGTTGGGCTTGTCACGTGACAAAGCAACAAAATTAAAAGAAGAACTTTCTACGGTTGATAAAAGCTCACCAGCAGGTCAAAAGAAATGGTTACAACTTACTAGAGACTTAGGCACAGCAGAAACACAAGCTAACAGGCTAGAGAGCGAAATTAAGCAAGTCGAGAGTGCTATTAGTTCAGGCTCTTGGAACATTGAAGCTAAAATGGACACTAATGGTGTAAATAGCGGAATTGACGGCATGAAGTCACGCTTTAGTGGTCTTAGAGAAGTTGCTATTGGTGCATTCAGGCAAATCGGTGCAAGTGCTGTCAGTGCTGTTGGCAATGGTTTAAGGGGCTGGATATCTGACGCAATGGACACCCAGACAGCCATGATCGCCTTAAAGAACACGATGAAATTCAAAGGCAGTGGAAAAGATTTTGACTATGTAAGCAATTCTATGCAGAAACTCGCTAGAGATACAAACGCAAATAGTGAAGATACTTTAAAACTTTCAACAACATTTATCGGTTTAGGTGATAGTGCTAAGTCAGCAGTTGGTAAGACGGAAGCATTAGTAAAAGCTAACCAAGCGTTTGGTGGTACTGGGGAAGACCTTAAAGGTGTCGCACAGGCTTATGGTCAAATGTCAGCTTCTGGCAAGGTTACTGCTGAAAATATTGGGCAACTAACTGATAACAATACCGCTCTTGGTGCTTCTTTAAAAGATACTATAATGAAAATGAATCCCTCATTACAGCAATATGGTTCATTTAATGAAGCTGTTTCGGCTGGTGCTGTCTCAATGGATATGCTCGATAAGGCTATGCAAAAAACAGCAGACGGTTCAAGCGGTGCTACAAAGACTATAAGGGACACTTGGGCTGGCTTTAATGAAGATATGTCGCAAGCATTGCTTCCTACACTTGATACTTTAACTCCTGTTATCAATGCTATAATTGATAAAATGGGTGAGTGGGGTAAAGGTGCTGGTAAAGCCATTGATAGCATTGTTAAGTATGTCAAAGAACTGTGGGGAGCGTTAGAAAAGAATGGCGCTTTAAGTTCTTTCTCTAAAATTTGGGACGGTTTAAAATCAACTTTTGGTTCAGTTTTAAGTATAATCGGACAACTAATAGAATCATTTGCTGGTGTAGATTCAAAAACTGGCGAAAGTGCAGGCTCTGTGGAGGACGTAAGTAAAACTATTGCTAATTTGGCAAAAGTTTTAGCCGACGTCATAAAGAAAATCGCTGATTTTGCAAAGAAATTTAGTGAGAGTAAAGGAGCAATTGATACTTTAAAATCGTCTTTAGTAGCCTTAACAGCAGGTTTTGTAGCTTTTAAAATCGGTTCTGGAATAGTTACTGCTATTGGTATTTTCAAAAAGTTACAAACAGCAATTCAAGCAGGAACAGGAGTAATGGGTGCTTTCAATGCTGTTATGGCTATAAACCCATTCGTAGCTCTTGGTATAGCGATCGCAGCGGTTGTTGCTGGTTTAGTTTATTTCTTCACTCAAACCGAAACAGGTAAAAAGGTTTGGGCTAGTTTTGTGGACTTCTTAAAGAGCTCATGGGACGGCATAGTTACATTCTTTAGCGGTATGGGTCAATGGTTTTCTGATATATGGAATGGAGCAGTTGACGGAGCTAAAGGCATTTGGCAAGGCTTAGTTGATTGGTTCAGCGGAGTTGTGCAAGGTATTCAAAATATTTGGAACGGAATAACAACATTCTTTACCACCTTATGGACGACTGTTGTTACTGGAATTCAAACAGCATGGGCTGGAGTTACAGGTTTTTTCACAGGGCTATGGGACGGAATAGTAAACATCGTTACAACTGTGTTTACGACTATCTCAAATTTAGTAACAGACGCTTATAACTGGTTTGTTACAACTTTCCAACCTTTAATTAGTTTTTATCAATCTATATTTAATCTGATTGGTTCAATAATCAACTCGGCTTTTCAACTCATCTTGGCTATAATTCGAGGTGCTTATGAATTAGTTCTTAATGCATGGCAAGGTCTATCAGCTTGGTTTGGTGGAATATTTAACGCTGTTAGGTCAGTAGTTTCAACAGCATTTAGTGCTATTGGTGGTTTTGCTGTTTCAACCTGGAACGTAGTTAGGTCAGTATGGAGTGCTATTTCTGGTTTCTTTAGTAGCATATTTAATGTTGTAAGGGGAGTTGTGTCTAGTGCTTTCAGCGCAATCGGAAGTTTTGCTTCTAGTGCTTGGGGAGTAGTTAGCTCAATATGGAGTGCAGTTTCATGGTTCTTTAGTGGAATATTTAATTCGGTTCGTGGTGTAGTTAGTGGAGTATTCGGTTCTTTTGGAGGGTTCGCCTATAATGCTTACAATGCAATAACAGGAGTATTTGGAGGGCTTGGTAGCTTCTTTAGTGGACTATTTGGAGGAATCAGGAACACGATAAACAGCGTACTAGGCGGAGTTACGAGTACAATTAACCATATATCAGGAGCTATTAATGGTATCGCTGGTAAGCTAGGCGGACTGTTTAAGGGTTCAATGGTAGTAGGCTTAACAGATGTCAACTTATCTTCTAGCGGTTACGGTTTAAACACTAACAGCGTAACAAGCGACAATAGAACATATAACACATTTAATGTCCAAGGCGGTGCTGGTCAAGATGTTTCTAACTTAGCACGTGCAATCAGACGAGAATTTGAACTAGGGAGGGCTTAATGGTAAGACAGTATAAAATACATACCAACTTAGACGGAACAGATGATAAAGTTTGGGACGTTACAAATGGAAAAGTTAGATTTTACCAGCCCTCTAATTTAGGGTTACAATCAACTAATAATATTTGGCAAAGTAACGGTGTCGGAGTAATGGGAACACGCTCAATCACTCAACCTCAAATAGAGTTCAAGCTAGAAACGTTTGGCGAAAGTTTGGAAGAAAACTATCAACTAATGAAAGACTTCATAAACGATATTCTTAACCAAAAATTCGTTACACTTGAATATCAAACAGAGATTTTTCAGGTATATGCTGACTTAGCTTTAGCAGAAGTTACTAAAACAGAGGGTTACGGCAAAAATGGAACTTTCAGCGAAAAGATAACTTTTGATATAATCACAAAGTGGTATACTTACGAAATTTTAACTTTTGACAAAATTCAAAATGGTAAAGTTCTTTCTGGTAAGTCTAAAATTTATGGTGGAACAGCACAAGGAAACTATAAGTATGTCAAAGGAACTTCTTACACTTATTATGGGGAAAGTGATATAGACCGTTTAAGCCGTTGGGATATAAAAGAGGAAATATTTAGTTTTATGGGGATATTATATCCGAAACTACCTAAAACACCTACTGGAGTTAGGTTTTTAGATGATATTGGAAATGAATATACTGCAATTGTATTTAAGACGGAACAGGTACAGAATTATATTTTAATCAATACAGATGTAAATGATGAAATTTATCAAGGCTGGAACGGTACAACTCCATTGAATCTATTCCCTGTAATGGACTTCGAGAGATACAGAACTCGTATAATTGAAAAAGGCCAAATGGAGCTAATCAACTTAAGTAAGGCAGAATTTAAAGTTAAGAGAAAGGCGGACTTCGTTTAATGTTAGAAGCTAATGTTTATGATAACTTTAATCCGAACTACTATAATCTTGCCTTTAGCCTGCCTAATGGTAAAAGAGAAACGAGAGGTCTACCTACACCAAAGGCAAGATGTCAAGTTATTAATTATGAATTATGGGAAACAGGTTATCTTTATACTTCATCAGCTACATTGACCGTTTCAGTAGAAGTTGGCGATATTGTTCAAATTCTTTTTCCTGAAGTTGTTCCAATTGAGGAAGCACTAGGCAAAGAAAAAAAGCTGAACTTAGATATGGTCTACCTTGTTACAGATGTAGACGAAGGCAATAAAGCCACATTAAAGAACTATTTTTGGGCAATGATTGAAAACCTAGACGTCCCGAACGCAATAACTAAAACGACAAATTTTGCTATCATTGATTATCTAATTGACCCTAATAAAAATAATTTAATGAGTTATGGTTACTTCTTTAATTCAAGTATTTTCGCTGGAAAGGCTACAATCAATCGAAAAGCGGAAACTTCATCAGCTCATGACGTAGCTAAAAGGATATTTTCTAAGGTTCAATTTCAACCAACCACAACTATTCAGCATTCTCCTTCAGTAGAAGACCCTAGAACTTTATTATTTATTAACTTTACTTCTAGGAAATGGGATAGAAGTAGAATCACGACAAGAGTAGATATTAAGCAAAATGTGACAATGGACACAGAAACAATAGTAGAACGTTCGGCTTATAATTTTGCTGTTGTATTCGTTAAAAATAAGGAAACAGACGACTATACAGACCCCCCTAAAATGTACACAGCAAAAAATAACGGCGATGTCATTGATTATAGCACTTATCACGGAGACGGAACGGACTTGCCAGAAGTAAGAACTGCAAAAACATTATTTTATGATAGAGATGACCACGGAAATCCTCCAGCAATATCTACTATTAAAGCTGAAATTTCTCCCTCTACAATTGTCACAAGGTTAATCTTTAATCAAAATGAGCTTTTACCTTTATATGTTAATGACTTGGTAGATATATGGTATGAAGGTAAATTATATTCAGGATATATAGCTGACAGAGTTAAAACAGAGTTCAATGATAGACTTATCTTTGTAGAAAGTGGAGACAAACCAAATGTTATATGAGTATGTAGCTACTTATGGTGACAAATATAGAATAGATAGCTTTAAAGGGCATAGAGAACTTCGTAAAGACCACTTAGAACTTTTGCCAGCTAAAGTATACTATAATAGCAAAAACACGCTTAGAATAGAAACTACGCTATTATATGAAGTGGGACAATTTGTTTCAATCGGTGGTTATCCTTATGGCGGAAGAAAGTTCAGACTACTAGAATTATCAATTACTGATAACCCAGTTTTAGATAAAGCGAAGATAATTTCAAGAAAGGTTAAAAATGACAATTAAAAACTTCACATTTTTCAGTCCAAATGGGACAGAGTTTCCAGTCGGTTCTAACAATGACGCAAAGTTATACATGATGTTGACTGGAATGGATTATAAAACAATCAGGCGCAAAGACTGGTTAACCCCAACCAATTCAGGCCTTAATGTAATTTATAACAATACTTCGATTATTGCTGGAGGAAGATATTTTGAACTATCATTTGAAACAGTAGCTTTAAATGCTAATTCCGTAAACTATATTCATGCAAATATTGACTTAACACAAACAACTCGACCTGTCAGCTTATCAGCCGAAAAATCAGATAATAGCAACAGTGTTGACTTGAATAATGCTTTAGGAGTGCTGAAAGTCTTAATTGATATTAGAACAACTAACGGAACAGATGTCACTCTTCAAAAAGCACCTGATAACGTAACATATTTAGATAAAGCTGTTATAAATAGCATTATATCTTCCAGTACGGTTGATTCTGGTCAAGTCAAAACAGCAACGATTAACACAGGTCACGGACGAAGTGCTGTCATAACTAGAATTGGAAACACAGTTACAATTACAAGTCAAAGCCAGTATTCTTCTGAACCAGCTAACGGTTCATGGGAGAGAGGAGTTAGTACATTACCAGTAGGTTTTCGCCCAGCAACGGAAACATTAATTTATAACCATGATTTAACTATCCCTTCGAAATTTTCTTGGAATTTACTACACACAAATGGGCTTATTGATTTGTTTAGCAATGGGAATATAAAAACAACTGATTATATATTAACTAGCGGACAATTTTGGATAACTAAAGATAAGCTACCAGAATAAACAAAATAACAAAAATAGAAAGCAAAATAAAATGGTAACGAAAATGATTTTAATAACTACCTTAATTTTGGCGATTCTTTTCGCTACGTGGGTCAAAGATAGAGAAGCGATGAACCCACCTTTCAAACGTAGACTTGTAATTGATTTGACGGTAGTCTTCGCGCTATGGGTTTTATATGCAGTCTTTTACTTTACACAAACACCCTCAACTTCTGATATTGCTAAAACTGTGATTGATGTAGCTTTGTTGTACTTTGTAGGACAGTTTATTTATTTAATCGCAAAAATTAGCCCTATGTTTGACGGTTTGGTTAAACTTATGAAAAAGAATGGTGTAAGTGTTCCTGAAGCGGAAGAAGAACAAACGGAGGATAAAAAAGAATGAATATAACTAACGCTGGCGTTCGTGGTCATAATCCTACTGGGGTTGTAATCCACAACGACGCAGGCTCAAACGGTGCTAACGCTGGCTTCTACAACAACTGGTTACCTAATCATAACCCTGAAAATGGCTTTGCTCATGTTTACATTGCTTCTGACGGAAGATTACAGGCTTCTGACTTCTCTAACATGGCATGGCATTGTGCTAACTCATACGGTAATGCAAATTACGCAAGTTGGGAAGTGTGCCAATCAGAGGGAGATTTAACCCAGTTTTTGAGAAATGAACAAGCGGTGCTAGATGACGTGGCTAAGTACATGAAACAATGGGGGCTAACTCCTAATCATGATACTGTTAAACTACATCAAGAGTTATCATCTACTTCATGTCCTAGACGTTCAGTGGAAGCTCATGGTGGCACGGTAGAGAGTTGTCGCTCATACTTTATCGCAGAACTAAACAAGCGCCTTACAGGGCAAACTAATGTCACAGTAAACAATACAAAAGAAAGTGAAGAAATCGAAATGTTCCTAATTAATTGTAAAGACACTAAAAATTGGTATGTATGTAACGGAGTTTCAGCGCGACATATTAAAACGACTCGTATGCTTGGCGGTTTCCAAGGTAAATTTGGAGTAATCAAGTTACCAGAAACAGTTATGTATCAAGCAGAATTTGAAGCAGAGTATGGAAAAGTAAACTAATAAAAAAAGACAGCTTTATAGCTGTTTTTATATTTCTTTATATTTAATTCTTTTCGGCTTAAAGTTGTTCTCTTTCGATTCTGTCAGCTTCGGCTTGTTTTTCAGCTTCAACTCGTTGTTCTTCAAGTGATTTCTCCTTAGCTTGCCTTATATGCTCATATTTTGCTTTCTCTTGCGTTTTAAACTCTTGTTCATATAATTGTGCCACAATATCATTAAAGCTCTTATCAGCCCTTTTATGAGCGAATTGAATCAACGCTATACTTCTAGTTGTGTCATCTGTTAATATAAAAATAATTACTCTCCTTTTTCATGCTTCAGTTGCTTACCTGATTAATAGCTTCAATAATATTATTGCCAGCATCTATTAGAATTCCATCACTTACAGTTACATTCTTTCTTGAAAATAGTTCGTTCTCAATCTTCATAAAGTGCATTGCTTTAGCTAAAAATTGAGCAGATGATTCATAGTATAATGTTTCCAGTTCATCATCTGAAAGCTGTGTTAAATCATCATTAGCAAAAGTTGTGAGTTTTCGCTTAATCTCTTTGCCATTGTCGTCTTCTTCTACAAAAAAATGTTTTACCATTTTGCTACTTCCTTACCTTTTAGTTTATAACCATATTTCACGGCTCGTCTTACGCATGTTTTGTGTACACCTAAATGTAGAGCTAGTTTAGCATAACTATCGAAAACATGATTATCATATATAACTTTAATTTCTTGTGATTTAGCTCCACTATTATATCCAATCTTTTCTGTAGCTCTTCTTACATTCTCTTTCTGTGTAACATACTCCAAGTTTTCTAATCTATTATCTTTTCTATCCATATTTAAATGGTCTACAACTCTTCCGTTTGGTTCTCCGAGAAAGCATTTTGCAACAATTAAATGAACATATTCAGGCTTATGGTTAATAGACGTAGCTTCATATCCATTACTATTTGATTTACTTTTTATTTTTAAACTATTTTTAGTTATTTTGTATATATCGCCATTTTTAGAGACCATATATTTTTCTTTATATATCTTCATTTATTCATTCCTCTAATTTCAAATTTTTCAATAATATACCGTTTAGAACCTAACTCAAAACTGATTAGATAATTATTGAAAGGATCTCTTTTGTTCAGGTCATTAGCAATCTTTCTAGCTATTGATCGTGGACGTTTTGAAGTATTAATCTTCCTTGTGTATTCGTATAATATTATCTCATTGCCTCCCTTTGCATTTTACGCTTCAATCGTTGCTTGTACAGATATTCTTTGCTTGGCTTTAAGCTATATAATAGCTCTTCTAGTAAGTCCATGGCTTCTCCGCCTGTTCCTAAATTATTCATTTTTTTAAGTGTAAGCTCGTGCATTTCATCATCATTGAAAAACATAGTGAGATAAGGGAATGCTACGGTATTCGGTAGGCTCAAGCGTGATTTAGTTGTTCTTATGTTAGCCCATTTACCTGTTTCAGATTTAATTTTTAACTCAAGCTGTGCGATTCCTATACCTTGTTCTTTTAGTACGCTAGTGATTCTTTCATATAATTCTTCGTTTGTCATTATGCTATAACCTCAATTATTTCTGTATACTTTTTAACTTCATATTTTTGTTCTTCTGGAAGCAATTCATTCCATTTTAAAGCCTCTTTTTTGTCATAAAACTTACGTGATTTAATTTCTTTTTCCAATATCCAAGATACTGTGTAGTATGTAAATTCATCTTTCATTATCCAATTACTCCTGTCTTTATATTTAGTCTTTGCTGACTTGATAAGTGATATAAATTGCACCACTTGCAGTGATAAGCTCTAACTGGTATCTTACCAGCTTTCTTTTTATTATGCTGTGCATTTGCTATTGAATATAAAGCACCCATTTTTGTGTATTTGCGTTTCTTACACATAATCTAACCACTCCTTAATCGTAAATAATTCAAAGCCATTTAGTTTGCTTTGTTTTTCAATTTCTACTTGATTTCTATCTAGGTCTATCAGCAGTTCAATTACAGGTCTACCATTATCAAGCCACCTGATGACTGTATTAGCTTTAAGTCCGAAATACTTAGCACATTGAGCCTTAGAACTAAAGTGTAGCTCTTCTTCCGTTGTAGGGTTATAAGCTACGACCTTTATAGCTTTTTGTGTTGCCATTGTTTAACCTCCTTTTCTATAATACTATGATATCAAAAAAAGTTCATACCGTCAAGCATAAACTTTATTTTCAATTATTCTTCGCCTTTCCATTGTTTGAAATCATCAGCTAGTTCTTGTGCAAAGCCCATAATATCGTCAGTAGTGTACTCTGTAAGCTCATTCTCGTTACTTAAGTTAGCTAGTTCTTTGGCATAGTCTAAGGCTTTTTTATAGTCTTTGTCGTAGCTTTCACCCTCTTTCTTGCCAGCTCTCACTAGATACTTTAATACCTGCATTGTATTCCAGCCCACAAGCTCTTCGTAGTTAAAATTATGTTTCAAGTATTCATTAAGTTCCACACCGTATTCATTGGCATAGTGATTATTTTCTTTTAAGTTCATTAGATGTTACCTCCAATCCATGTAATAAGCAACGTCGCAAGCATACCTATCCAAGTGATAGCGATAAGTGCAAAGGCAACACCTGCAACTATCATTAAAGTTTTTACTGTATCTTTCATTTTGTTCTCCTTAGTTTGATTGTCTGTATTTTTCCATTACTTTAGGATATTTGCTGACAAATTGCAATTGTTCTTGATGTAAACGACTTGACCAATGGAATAGTCTATCAATTTCAGCTAAAGTACTCAATTTTTCATACATCTCTTTAATATAAAATTCTGCGTTTCCTAATGACTTCCAATGTGCTGACGTTCTCACAGAGTACCCATTTTCAGCAAGTTTTTGTGCGTTGATATCATCCTTTTCTTTTTTCTTCATCAGGCTATCAATCTCTTTAAATATAATCTTTAACAATTTCACTTGATAGTTTTGTACTATTTCTTAGGTTGTCATCTCTGCACCTCTTTCATAATTACATTCTATCAAATTGCTTTTACTTTGTCAAACATTAACTGTTCTTTGTCTTTCTAGTTTGATAAAATTTATTCCATTTTTCAATAAGTTCCAGTAATTCAGGTTCATTATATTCGGTAAATAGTTCAACCTGTGATGTAAACCAGCAGTGTAGACAGCGATCGCAACTATAACAGATGTTCACGTATCCTCTACAATCTTTGCAAACTCCTAAGTCATTACTCGTTGGAATATCGAAGCAATGGCAATATCTTTTGTCGTTAAAGTATTTACTCATCTATTTACTTCCTTTCGTTTTAATCAGGTCAACTAATGCAAAAAAAGCATATAGTCCAATTCCGACTAGTGCTATTATAATAACTTTACCAATTATTGATTCAACGTTCATTTGTTTAGCTCCTTTATTCTATGCCTTATTATAAGCTATTTCTTTTTATTTATCAAGCGAAAACTCACATAAACCACTAATAAAATAATTGTTATTATAAATAATGGTGGAATAAATACAGTTACTGCAAACCAAACAATAGATACTAAAATATAAATCATGATTTTTAGTATTAATTTACCTGTTTTAGTTTCTTGAAAAGTTATATTCTCATCTGATGATGAATCATCTTCTTTTAAATTACCGTAAAATATTTTATCTTCATTTACTTCGTACTTGTTACCGCAATAATCACATTTACCATTAGTGAAACTTGAAGCCCCACAGGTTACGCATTGTATTAAATTCACTTTACAACCTCTATTATATGCCCTTTTAGTTTATAACCTTTACTATAATTTCCTGAAACTGATTGATGTGAAACTCCGACGTATTTAGCTAAATCGCTGAAGCTTCTAAACTCTCTATTATTCCATAATACTTTTTTATCATGAAATCTTTTTACATTTTCTGTTTGTGTTACATACTCTAAATTATTCAAGTTGTTGTTTTCTTTATTTCCGTCTATATGGTCAACGGTTAAATCACTTTTACCGTAAAAAGCTAACATAACAAGTCTATGAACATACATATCTTTACCTTTTACGGATGCCCTTAAATAACCAGTTTTTGATTTTGTTAACCCAGTTAATTTACATTTGTTTTTCATTTCTATATAAATTTTTCCGTTTTCAAGGACTATTAAATTATCTATTTTTTTGTATCTCATTTTTTCCCTCTTTCATTCGTTAAAGTAATTATAACAAAAAAACTCTAAGCTGTAAAGCCTAAAGTCTTATATGATATTATTGTTCTTTCAATTTATTCTTGAACCAGATGATTCGTTCTTTGAACCAAGCGTCGACTCCTTCAGGACGTAGCCATTTCCCTTGTTTAACTCCGTTCTTTTCCATGAACTCAATCACTTTAGTTGGAGTTTCTGGTTCGTCCCACATATTATATTTTGCTGAATGGTATTTACTAAACATTTCAAGCGTTTCGATGTAGCTATCTTTCAGAAGTTCCGTATCAAGCAATTTTTGGGCCTTTTCAGCACGTTTAGCGAGTCGTTCGTTAGCTTGTTCCAGTTGTTCCTTTTGTCGCTGTAAGCTCAAGTTATGATTGATATAAGCAATTTGCTGTGCATGTCGTCCAAGTTTGCCTTGTGTATTAAGCTCGATCAGTTTAGCCATTCCCTCGCCAAGAATTTCATCAGCCACAAAGTTATGTTTATATTTTTTATTTGTGTTGCGTACATAGTTGTCAAGCGTTTGTTTAATTTTAAGTTTTTTGTGTAGCTCTCTTAATGTTGTCAATTTAATACTCCCTCATATATTTTACCAAACTTTAAAGCGTTAATTTTAACTAACTGATTCAAGTCTGATATAAATTGCTGTTCTCCGTCAAAGTCAAATGGCATTGATACGTTTTCCTTGATCCAAGTGAAAGCTCCGTCAAAGTCTTGTCTTAATAAGCTCATTTTATCCACGATGTCGATAATTTGCTCTCTCTCTTCTTCTGTGTACATGTAACCAACTTTCTAGAAAGGAAGTTCTGATTCATCAACTTCAATAGGTTCAGAACCACCAAATAAGTCTTGTTTAGCTTGTGATTGACTACTATTATCATTAGTGATAAATACTTTTTCAACCGTAGGGAAAACAAAGTTATAATTTACGTATTCTCCTGATTCCTTGGCTTGTACACGACCGCTGACCGTTACTGTGTCACCTAATTGAATGAAGTCAGGCAAGAAAGCCGAACCGTACGCAACTTTTACGTTAGATCCCTTTTCTTTTTCAAATAATGGGACTGAAATAATTTTCTTATCGCCTTTTGCTGTACTTACTGTACGTGTATTTTTTTCATTCGCTTGTGCTGTTACTGTGATGATTGCCATTTAATTATTCCCCTTTTTCTGTTTCTTGCTGTGCTAACCAAATCTTCATGATGTCGGTAATTTCTTTTTTAGTCTTATTTTTCAAGCTGTCAATATTTTGGTATCCTAGTTGTTCAGCTCGTTTTATAAGTGGCTGAATCTCTCTAAGTCGTTGTTTTTCTGCTTCCAGCTCTTTTTGTTCTTCTGTTAGAACTGGTAAATCTTCATTTGCATAAATATATAGCCCTAAACCATGACGAGCAATTGCCTTAACTAGTCCACGCTGAATGGCTTTATTTACGTCCATAGAAGTCAGTTTTTCAACTGGGATAGATTGGTTACGATAGTCCATTACAGGCAAGTATTCAATGTGTTCCAAGCCCTCAATAGTCATACCAACCTTAACCCATGCTGTGCGACCGTCTGTGTGATAATTTAACCCTTGTTCATTTTCATAAACTTTACTGTTAGCTTCAGGATATACTTTTTTAACTTCAGACCATGCATATGCCCAACTAAGATAATCAAGATTATTTTTTTTACTCTTTTTATCATTAACATTGATGACACTTAAGGTTTCAAATACGCTCATTTACTCCTCTTTCTATAATAAATACGTCGCCTTGTCTTGTAATTTCAATATTATATTTAAGCATAGGAAGGATCCAACCTTTACCCCAATAGCTCCATAATTCGCTTATCAAGCCATATAAGCACTCGTTAGGCTCTGCCCTATACTTTGTTTCGTTCATTTCCTCAAGCTCTTTAGATAGCTTTCTGACACCTCTAGCGTAATGTTTACTAGCTTTTTCTTCTGCCCTTAAACTTTTGTAGTTGCTTTTCATATATGAACTTTCTAATATCTTCTTTTTGCTGTTTTTCCTCTTTATCAGACCAGCCAACTTTTTGACCTTTTCGCTTGCCACTTTGATAAACTCGTCTATCATCATCAGGAAAGCCATTTTTATCGAAGTACATTCTAGCATATTCAAAGTAATTTAAGCTGTTGATGTACTGCTGACTATCCTTTTTGTGATAATTAAGAGTTATCAATCGCCTTTCATTTAGACTTTCAAAAGATGTTATCATACTTCTTCTTCAATGAAACCTAAAGTTAGCAAGGCTTTATATTCTTCACTATCTTTTTTAACTTCAAGTGCAAATTTTTTATTTCCCTTTAGTTCATTTGTTAAACCTGCATAATATAATGGAGTACCTCCGCTACTATCAGAAAAGTTATAAAACTTAAATTTAGGTTCAATAACTTCATAACCGTTAATAATAGCTTCAAACATTTTTAGTTTTTCATCTTGTTTAAATGGTTCTTTTTCTGATTTCCCATAAACTCTTCCATTACCGTCTAAAAGCGGATAGCTCCGGCCCCAGCGAGAGATATAATGAATTGCTCGTTCATTTTCTTTAAACGTTTCAAGATAATGAGCTTGTTTTTGCGTTAATTTAACTACCATTTGTTAGTTCTCCTTTATTTCTATATATACTATTATACCAAAATTAATTATCGTTGTCAAATATTAGACGATATTTTTTCATTTATTTCTACTTTTAATTGTAATGCCCTAATCAATGCACGCTTAGAATAATCATTTTCGCAAGCTGCATGCAATTTTTTCGACTGTCTGACTAGAAATTCAGCACGTCCAAGCCATACTTTGAAAAGTTCGTCATTATGCCATTCTGCTTTTACCATTTCATCTAATGCACGATATAACCAACCGTACACTTCTGCATGTAAATTAATAGCTTTATTTTCGTAATTAATCATTTTCTGTTACCTTTCCTTGCTCTTTAGCTAAGTCTAAGAAAGCCTGTGCTGATTCTTTCGTTGTTTCGATTGGAGTTTCAACCTTTACTTTTTCTATTAGTTCGCTATCAGGTTCTTTCTTATCTTGTTCGATTGATGTAAAAGCCGAGCCAACATATCCCCAAAGAATCTCATTATTAAATGCAAAGTTTCTAGCAAATACTTTCATGATAGAATATCTGTTTTTAGTCTTACTATTAATTTTAGGCGACATAGTAAAGGCAATCTCATACCATGCTGGAATAGTCGTAGCTCCTAATATATGGCTCGGAATGATACGGAAGTCACGTTCTGTCAAAGATTGTTCGCCAGCTTGTTTTCTAGCATGTGCCACAACCATAAACGTTACATACTTATCGTGCTTCACATCTAAAGTATTTCTAAGGCTAGTAATTCCTCTTAGGACTTCTGCCATTGGTTGGTTTGCATTGATTACCTCATTGTCTTCTAATAAGTCTTTAAGAGGGTCTAAGATAACAAGTCCAATGTCTTTTTCTAGTATGAAGTTATATAGCTCTCTAAGCCCTACATTGTGCTTTTTCCCTTGGCTGTCATATTTCCATGTATCAAGTTTGAAAGCTCCACCATGTAAGAAATATAAGTTATCAGGACTATCTCTTCTTGAACCTTTCAAGCGTTGATGTTCTGTCAGTCTGCTATTCTCATTCTGAATAAATAACACGTTAGTTTTAGTTGTTTCTCTGCCAGCGAACGGTTCTCCTAGTGCCATTGCCTGCGCTAAATCTTGAGCTAGTGATGACTTCATACTCTTCTCACTACCTGTTATAAGACCAAGTGAACCTTTAGGCAAAATATCTTGTACATTCCAAAGCAAACCTCCTGCAAAGTCTTCTGATTCTTTAAGTTCTTTAGCTGTGCTTACTTTATCAAATAGGCTAGTCATTTATTTCTCCTTTAGATATTATTTGAACCAAGATAAATCAATTTCATTAGCTAAATCAGCAATTTCTTTCAAGGCTTCTTCGTCTGTCATGCTTTTTAAATCACATTCTTTAAGTTTGCGTTCGATTTCATTAGCTGTTACAATCGCTTCTTCTAATGATTGAGTTCTAATAATATTTTTAGAAACTTGTTCTTGTTTAAGACGAAGTTTTTCTATTTCATCCGTTGTTTTGGGTTGTTCGTTATTTAATTTTTCTCTTATAGCGTCATCTTTTTTGCCATAAGTTTTTCTATAAATGAATTTTTCATATTCATCAGATGCCATTTTATTTGTTTTTGTGTTAAAGTTTTTCATATTTTCTCCATATTTTCTTCTAGCCCAACTTGCCAGTGATTTTTGATTAATGTTGTTTAAATATCTTTCAAAAGAATAAACTGTATGAAACTTTTGTTCATACTCAACTTTATTTGTTTCTTTGTTTATTGAGTATTTAAATCCTCTATCATACATAAAATTCAAGTAATCTGTTTGAAAGTCTCCCAGAAGTGAATCATAATTGTCTCTTTTTTCTATTGTTTCTTTTGAAATTGCCTTACCTTTAGCTTTGCCTTTAGCTTTACCAACACGACATTTACGACCAGTCTCTTTATATTTACATTTTGGGTTTTCTCCGTTACAATTAGAACAAAATTCTTGTTTAGGTCTAGCCATGTTTTTACCTCCTTTCTTGATGATAAATTAATTATATACTTTTATTTTAGACTTGTCAAGAATAAAAATATTGTTCGGAAATAACTATTGTTTTTATGCTTGTACATATTTATTGACATTTATTGTTCGGTTTTAGCTATTTTTTAATGTGCAAAAAAAACGTAGTAGAATATATTAATCTTTAATTTTGGACACTAATAATTATTTTTCCGTACATTTTATTTTTCTTGTGTATTTAACATCTTTAACTAATAATTCTTTTTTTACGAGTTGGAAAGCTCTAAGTTATAAACCACCCAATCAATCAAACAAGAAAGACATTGCGCTTACTGATACCATACTTTACAAACAGGACACCTAATGCACTCACTTTCTGCCACTTCTAGTTAAATTGCGGTCAAGCGTAAAACAAAAAGCCACTAAGGTGGCAATTATATTTTTTCTATTTTTGTTCCTTTTAATTTACTATTATTTTTTAAGTGATAAGATATATTTGATTGTGTTGTTCCAAAGTGTTCTGCCATTTCTTTTTGACTTTTGAAAAATATATTATTCCATTTATATTTGTTTTTTTTATTCCTTGTATGTTTTGCTCTTTCGTATAAAGAACCTCCTAGTCTTTTGTCTCTACGTCTTACATTCTCTTTATGTGTAACTATTTCTAAATTACCAACATTATTGTTTTCTTTATTACCGTCTATATGTTTTACATCAAAACCGTCTATTTCTCCTAAAAAAACTCTTGCTACAATTCTATGTAAATATTCATTTTTATAATGTATGGTCACTCTTACATATCCATTGTTTTGTTTTGATACAGTTGGCTTTTTATCTATAACAATTCCATTTTTAGTGATTCTTTTTATTTTTCCGTCACTAGATACTAAATAACAGCCTTTATATATTTTTTGTTCAACTTTCATTTATTCTCCTTTACTTTATAGTATATCACTTTATAATTATTTTGTCAATAAATAGATATTATTACAATAACACAATAAAAAAAGTGAAAAAAGGCATTTGATATAATATATATATCAAGTTGAGAGAGGAAAGCAAATGACAGAAGAACAGCTACTATTTAAGCAAGAAACATTGTCAGAAGTTGACTTTAACGAGTTCTTACTTAACGCTGTTGAATGTGGTTTGATTAATCTTGATACAGCTTTAATTTTTAAGGGAGAATAAAGAAATGAATAAAGAGCATATTTTAGCACAAAAAGAAGTATTGACTCCGATTGAATATGAACACTATGTTAAGCACTTATTTGATATTGGAGAACTAAGCAAAGAACTTTATATTGAATTGAGTTCTGATTTATGAGCAAAGCCTTAGCTATTGACTTTAGCACTTCTAATACTGGTTACGCATTTCGTAATCCTTTGACAAATGAGTATGTAGTCGGTTCAATTGCAGGTGGTAAAAGTAAAGATCCTTTGGAACGTGCCAAGCTTATTGCTGACGGTATAACAGAAATTATTGAGCATTACAATTTATTTGACTACTTTATTTATATTGAAGAACCTATTATCACGTTCAAGTCTAAGGGAAACATCTCATTGATTAGAGCTAACGGTTCATTCTTAGGAGTTATGCGTAACCGTCATAACATTGGCTATGTTGATGTACCAAACAGTAAATGGTGTGGGTATCATCTAATTAAAGGTAAGAGTGCATTGCGAAAAGTACAAAGCATTGAGATACTCAAGAGCTATAACATAGTACCTGATAATGATATCAATGACGACATGGCAGACGCGTTCTGTATCTTACTCTATGTAGAAAGTCAGGAGAATAAATGATTGTAATTAATATTGCCTTGATTATTCTTGGCATTTTATATGGTGTAGGTTCGGTTACCAACTTTAAGGAGTGGTATTATCGCCATGACTATCTAGCTATTATGCTAAGTGTATTTACATCTATCTTATTGGTAGTGGCTGGAGTATTAAACGTTTTGAATTAAAAGAATAGGTGTACTGATTGACGGTACTTAAATGTTATAGAGTTGACAGCCAAGCATAGGGTGCAAACTGTAAAGCATACTGTTTGATTAAATGAGTACTAGCAACTAACAGCCCTTTGTATCTAGCGAACATAGTATAATGGTAATGCTACAGATTCCAAACCTGTAAACGTGGGTTCGATTCCTACTGTTCGTGTTCTCCTTTATTTTATTATATGTTATAAGTTATAGTTCTAGGTATTGAGCGTATTATGGCATATAGTAACAGGATATAGTGTTAATGGTAGCATGCGTGTTTTGGGAACATGTAGTGTTGGTTCGAGTCCAGCTATCCTGATGAGTGGTGTATAGTCCATAGACGAAGTGTTAAGCTATTGCGCAATACTTGGCACAACTATACAGATAACTGGTGCACGGTTATATCAGCTAACGAAAGTCCTAGTGTATTAAAGTGTCACAGGCATAACTAAGTGACAGCTGGTTAGAGTAATAAGGTGTACTAACGTGGTGTAGGGTTCGATTCCCTACTGCTCTATACTAAGATAGTATCTAATAAGATACCAGCTACTGATAGTTAGGAATAACAAGATGAGGTAGTCATAGTTAGCAGTATAGTCTAATGGTAAACGTAGGTTCGATTCCTACTACTGCTATAAGACAAGGGGAGAAGCAAATGATTATATTATTATTATTTATTATTATGTTGTTCATTAGTCCAAGTATAGCATTGTTGTTATTGCTATTGGTTATTAACCCAGTGTTCACGTTGCTATGGCTATTAGTGTGGCTTGCTATTAAACTATGAGAAGATAACTATAAGCTAATCAATAAAGTAATTAGTAAAAGAAAATAAAAATAAAAATATTTTTTTATATATACTCCCCCCCATTAATCGCTATGTTAAGGGAAATTTTCAGCACAAAGGACT